ACAAGCATTTCGCTAAGTAGCTTTAGCGCCGTAAGCGCTGCGGCTCCTACGATTGCAAGCGCAACAACTATTGCCCCAACAACCCCAATTGCGTTTGTTTCAGGAACAACGGCAGTTGTGAATATCACCGCTGCCGCGCCAATTTCTACTGGGGGCGGCGCAATTACGTTAATTCCAACTGGCATATTTACTTGGACAACAGCGGGGAATATTGCTTTAGCGGGCACAGCGGTGGTTAGTAAGGCATTAACAATGACTTACGACGCTACGACAACTAAGTGGTATCCAAGTTACGTCGCATGAAAACGCCCATCCTTGGTTCAACCTATGTGGCCCGCAGCGTCAATGCTGCGGATGCCCGCATGGTGAACTTGTTCCCCGAGATCGTGCCGGAGGCGGGCAAGGAACCAGGCTTTCTAAACCGAGCGCCTGGGCTAAACTTACTTTCAACGGTAGGCACCGGCCCGGTTCGAGGGTTGTGGGCGTTTTCATCTAGCGACAGCACGGCCTTTGTGGTGTCGGGCACCGAGTTGTACAAGATCACCACCTCGTATGTGCCCACGTTAATTGGCACGGTGGCTGGCACCGGCCCTGTCAGTTTGGCCGACAATGGCACACAGTTGTTCATTGCGGCCAATGGCCCAAGTTACATATATAACAACACCACAAACGCCTTTGGTCAAATCACTGACCCTGACTTCCCAGGCGCTGCAACTGTCTGCTATCTGGATGGTTACTTTGTGTTCAACGAGCCAAACAGCCAGTTGATGTGGGTGACTGAGTTGCTGGACGGGACATCTATAGACCCACTAGAGTTTGTCAGTACCGAAGGCTCACCTGATGGCCTACTGGCCGTAACGTCTAACTTCCGCGAGGTATGGGCCTTTGGTACAAACTCGATTGAGGTCTGGTACGACTCTGGCGCTACAGACTTCCCCCTGCAACGCATCCAAGGCGCGTTTAACGAGTTAGGCTGCGCGGCTCCATTTTCTGTAGCCAAGATGGACAACGGCATTTTTTGGCTTGGCCGTGACCGCCGGGGTCAAGGTATTGTCTACCGCGCCAACGGCTATTCGGGCGTTCGCATTTCTACTCACGCTGTTGAGTGGCAGATTCAGCAATACGCTGACCTGACGGACGCTATTGCGTACACATACCAACAAGACGGCCACAGCTTTTATGTGCTGATTTTTCCTAGCGCTAACACCAGTTGGGTCTATGACGCGGCAACGCAAGCCTGGCATGAGCGCGCAGGCTTTGTCAATGGTGAATTTACCCGCCACCGCAGTAACTGCCAGATGGCGTTTAACAACAAGATCGTTGTTGGCGACTTTGAGAACGGCAACATCTATGCGTTTGACTTGGACGATTATTCGGACAATGGCAGCATTCAAAAGTGGCTGCGCTCATGGCGGGCGCTGCCAACCGGCCAAAACAATTTGAAGCGCACCGCGCACCACAGCTTGCAACTGGACTGTGAAACAGGCGTGGGGCTAAATCTGTACCCTGGGTATGACAGTGAAAATATTGACACTGAGTCAGGATTAGACCTTGTAGCTGAATACGTACAGACGTTTTTAGCAACGCAATCAGGCGTTACTTTAACTACCGAGGCTGGGGACGGTTTTCAGCCTTTAGGCCAATACGAACTGTCAGATACCGATATTAGCGGATACAACTTAGTGACCACGGCTTACCTTGCTTCACCAGGCTACGACCCTGAAGTTATGCTGCGTTGGTCAGATGACGGCGGTCATACTTGGAGCAACGAACACTGGTCGCCAGTTGGCAAAATTGGCGCGTATGGTCATCGAACCTTTTGGCGTCGGTTAGGCATGACTTTAAAGCTGCGTGACCGTGTGTACGAACTGTCAGGCACTGACTCTGTAAAAATTACAATCATGGGCGCTGAACTCATTTTGAGTCCAACAAATGCCTAGCCCTAACGCTACGCCAACGCCAATCACGCCACCGCGCGTGCCGCTGATTGACCCTCGCACGGGCTTGATTGATCGCGCTTGGTACTTGTTTTTCTTGTCGCTCAACAACATTGCGTCTGCTGTTGTTGATGACTCTGGGCTTACATTTAGCTCCGAGTCTTTGCTTGCGTCCTACGATGCGGCGCTTCGCTCGGTCAATCAAGAATTGCAGACCCTGCCGCCAGTAGTTACTTTGCCTGCGCCTGACGTATTGGGCGACTGCTGTTCTGCCTTGGTGTCTCAGACTGCTGAAATGCAAAAGCAGATTGAGGCTTTGCAAGTGCAGCCGATTGTTGACATTGCGGCTATCACTGCGGCCATTAGCGCTGCGTCATCAGCGCCTGTTACCAAAACTGCTGACTTTACGGTAGCTGACAATGAGACTTGGATCATTAACAACAAGTCAGGCTCAACCTGTACGGTGACTCTGCCCACGGCAAGCGCATGGTCGGGCAGATATATTACATTTAAAAACTTGCAGGCTCAGACCTTGGTGTCTGCATCAAGCAACGTGGTGCTGATTGACAGCGCGGCGGCTGGCACCGCAATCCTCTTGGCAGTTGTAGGAAATTGGGCGACAATGGTGTCTGACGGCACCAATTGGGTCATTATGCAACAGGCCGCTAACAATAATTTGCTTTTGGAGTAAACCATGACCGTCACACTTAAAGTCCTTGTAGCCGCAAAGTTTGCCGAAAACTCGCAAACAACCCAGTACACCGCAACTGGCGTCACGGCCATCATCGACAAGTTTACCGCGACTAACATCACTGCCACAGCGGCAACGATTAGCGTGAACTTGGTGACGTCTGCTGGTTCTGCCGGTAACACCAACTTGATTACCAAGACCAAAACGCTTCAGGCGTCTGAGGTCTACACCTTCCCTGAACTGGTGGGCCAAGTGCTTGGTGTTGGCGACTTTATCAGTACCATTGCTGGCACTGCCAGTGCAATTAATATCCGAGTTTCTGGGCGTGAGGTGACTTGATGCCCGTCATGTCCGAAGACTGGCAGATAGCCAATCAAGAAAACAGCAAACGCTGGTTTTTTGGGAATCAAGACGCCATTGACTTTGTAAATCGGTTTTTTGACGCCGTAGAGTTGTGGGACGACTTAATTGATAAGGATGTAGAAATTACCGACGACCATATCAATCGCGTGTTTACGTCTTTGATGTTTGCGCTTCCAGGCAACCCTTGGTTTGTGGCAAAGTATACTTACTACCAACCATTGATTATGGCGTCCATAAATGGTTTTCACGATGCCAATGAGATGTGCAACAGTGACGAAAAGCGCTTTCGTAGCCTTGCGTTTCACACCCGAAACTTTGGGATTGAGATAATTATTGCCACTGCATTTTTGTTAGGTGGGTACGACCACATGAGAAAAGTATCCCGCGAAATACGCGAATTTTACGCTTTTGAGGAGTTTAACGATGCCTAATCCAGTCACAGGAATAACCGCCGGAGCATCACTACTTGGCGGCGCAATGTCTGCCCGTGGCGCTAGTCAAGCCGCCGATACACAAGCCGCAGCCGCTGACCGCACTGCCGCGCTTCAAAAGGAAATGTTTGACTTGCAGATGAAAGGCCAAGAGCCATTTCGCCAAGCGGGTCTAACAGGCCAGAATCGGCTAATGGAATTGCTAGGTCTTGGTGGTGACACTGGCGCGGCGGGGTACGGCAAGTACGGTAGAGACTTTGCCATGTCAGACTACCAAGCAGACCCAGGCTATGCATTTCGGTTGAGTGAAGGCCAAAAAGCACTTGATCGTCAAGCCGCTGCAAGAGGCGGTCTGATCTCTGGCGGGGCTTTGAAGGCCGCAACGCGCTACGGTCAAGACATGGGCTCACAAGAGTACCAAAACGCCTTTAATCGCTATCAGACAAGCCGCGCAAACCAACTACAACCATTGGGCAACTTAATGTCTATGGGCCAATCTGCGGCGTCTAATCAGGGCACAGCAGCGGGGAATTACGGCACCAATGCTGGGCAAGCGTACATGGCTGGTGGGCAAGCAATGGGTGCAGGCCAATTAGGCTTTGGCAATACGATAAACAATATGCTAGGCACAATGGCAAGTTCGTACCAAAATCAACAGAACTTTACTGACTTTTTAAACCGACAACGAGGCTATGGCACATCAAGTGGTCAAGGCGCCGAGCCATCTATGCCTGGTTTACGAGCCACTGATTTTAATCGAGGATAAATCATGGCTGATCTAAACGCACTCATTGCCCAAGGCGCTCAATTCCAAGCGCCGCCTGACCCGTTTGTTCAATACGGGAGGATGCAACAACTGGAGCAAGGCCAGCAGGCAAACCAACTAAACCGCATGAAGATGGAAGAGGCGCAGGCAGCGGCGGTAGAGCGCAATGCGTTGCGTGGTCTTGACCCAACTTCGCCAGAATATGAAAATCAATTGTTTAAGGTAAATCCACAGATTGGTATTGCGTATCGTAAAGAACGTACTACTGCTGAGGCGCAACAAGCAACGCAAAAAGCACAACAAGCACAAGCCCTTAAAACTAACTTAGACAATTACCGTTCGTTTTTGGTTGGCGTCAACGATCAACCCGCGTATGACGCTTGGAGGGGCGCGGTTACAAAAAATATACCTGAGTTAGCCAATATGCTCCCCGCCGCGTTTTCAAGTGACGCAAAAAATTTACTGTTACAAACAGCCGATGACATAAGCAAACAATTAACAACACCGCCTGCGGTATCAAATTTGGCAAAACTTCAAAAGGAGCTTGCTGCGTTGCCACTTAACGATCCAAACCGTCAAACCTATATAGACGCAATTGCAAAAGAATCGCAGTTTGCGCCAACTCCGCTAAGTGATATGGCAAGATTGATTAAAGAACGTGACGCATTGCCACCTGGCGATCCAAACCGTGCTTTGTATAACCAACAGATTGCAGACTTAGGCTCATCCGCACGAAATGCCCGTGACCGTTTGGCTTTTGACCGAGAAAAATTAGCGTACGAAAGAGCTAACCCTGGCAAGACAATCAAAGAGATAACGCAACCAGACGGCTCCACACAAGTTTTTGCAATTGATAACCGTTCAGGTATGGCAACGCAAGTAATGATGGCCGGCGCACCAGGGGCAGCCCCAGCCGGTGCAGGCAGCGGCTCCGTAGGCGTAACTGGTGGCCAAGTTGGGCCTGGTACGCCGTTGGTGGGTTCTGCCAAGGCAGGGGCGCTTACTGAGGGCCAGAGTAATGCGGCATTGTTTGGAAGCGCAATGGCACAGGCTCAAGGTGTGCTCGACCAAGTTGAAAAACGAGGAACAAGAACTGGCCCCGTTACTACGTCACTTGTCCAAGGTATTGCTAAATATGTGCCGCTTGGGATTGGAGATAAATTAGTTCAAGACATTTACGCTGTAGCTGTTACAGACCCAACTAAATTGTTTGGCCCTGACGTTGACCAGCAAAAACTAGGTCAAGCACAATTGGCGTTTTCAATTGCTTATTTGCGTAAAACGTCTGGCGCTAATTTTGGCGCATCTGAAGTAATGAACACTATCAATGAATATTTCCCACAAATTGGTGAAGATGCAACTGTCACC